GTGTCTCTTATCGCTATGCACGAAAAAGACCCTTATATCCAAAATCCTTACCTTATCCAATATGCTTGTGAGCCGATGCGCCCGGACTATGCGAAACGAGCCATTAAGGATTTCACCCGGAAACATGATCTGCCGGACGTTACTCTGCACGGCTTGCGTCATTCTTATGCCACGATGCTCAATGCGTCAGGTGAGTTTGACATAGCCGAAATATCGGCCGCACTCGGTCACTCTACGATCGGAACCACTCTCAACATATACACCCATCTATTCGATTCAGCTTCAAATTCTTCAAGGCGTATTGCCGATTATCTGCAAAAAGGTGTCCAAAAGGTGTCCGCTGAAAATGAAAAAACCGCTGAAACCCTGTGATTTCAACGGTTTGAATGGCGGAGGACATGGGACTCGAACCCAAATAATCCCTTGTATGCTCTTGTCGGCTCTTGTATGCTCTTGGTCGGAAAGTGTTGGAATTTCAACGTTTAACGCTTCAACGCGTTGGAATCGTTGGGCTTGCGTTAAAGACGATTTTTCGAAAAAAGGTGTCCAATGGGTGTCCAAACTCACCACGCAAAAAGACCCGAGGCGATTTGCCCCGGGCCTTCTTGTATGTAAGAGGAGGTGATCCTATTGCGAACCATCTCCGGTTCGCCTTACCTTTTTTCTAAATTCTCGATTCTGACTCCGTGCTCGGCAACTGTCTCTTTCAGTTTGTCGATTTCCTTGCCGTGTTCGGTTATCCTCGAATCCAGCTTGTCGACGGATTGCTTAAAATTGTCTATGCTCGTTTTCAGCTCCGTGATATTGGTGTTGAGGTCTAAAATCGGTTTAAGTGCCACGATGAGCGCACCTATAAATCCGAGTAGTGCTATGATCCAATTATCTGGCATTATTTCCACCTCCGTCTGATACCCTCGACTGGTTGTCCGACCGCCGTTACTTTGCTCCGAATTATGTCCACTTTTGGGTTAGCTGCATGGACGCAATAACCGGCACCATCATAGATTGCATGGTGGCATATCTTGCCGGTCTTTTTATTTTTGAAAGTTACGATGTCACCACGCTTTGCCTTTGACAGATCTGTGCCTATGGACTTGCCCCACGCACTCAACTTGTTGTCAAGCTTGATCCCGTTGAGCCTGTAGACCTCTTGGATGAAGCCCGTGCAGTCAACGCCCTTTGTGATGTCGTGACCACCAAGCACATACGGCACCTTACCGATATACTTTTTAGCAGTGTCAGCGATTTTGTCACCCTTTGTTTTAGCCGCGGCTTTAGGCTTGTGCTGATTGATAATGCTCTGAGCCTTAGCCTTTGACGATGGGCCGAATATTCCGTCTGGAGTCAGCCCATAGGTGACTTGGTACTGAGTTATTGCAGACTCAGTTTTAGCTCCCGCAATACCGTCAACGCTCAGCTTTGCATTGATGCACCAATTTAAAAAGGACTGAACCGCTTTTACATCAGTTCCCTTTGTGCCCTTCTTTACTACGTACTTAGGAAGTGTGCCCTTGTACTCAGTAGTCGGCTTGTATGTGATTTTAGGGACGCTGCCGTTAATCCGCTCAACAATCCACATCTGGCCTACGCACCCTTTCATGGACTTTTCATATGAATACCATCCATCATGCTTGCGCCCGCCGGAATCTTTCATGTAGAACCAATGCTTATTGTTCTCGTACTTGTACGCACCGAACATCATATAATGTCCGTTTCCCGTCCACACTGTCCCGTCTGGCGTTCTGTACCACTTCTTGCGTCTCTTGGAATAACCTCCGTAAAAAAGAATGATGCCTATGCGGTGGCCCTTGTTAAGCTCCGCAAAAGCATCTTTCATTGGTGTTGATTCGGTGATGTATTTGACCTTATGTCCGAGATACTGAAGTGTCTTTGTGATTCCATCCCACGTTGTTCCTTGACCCGCTACGGCGTATTTCAGCATATATGGTCTGAGGGTTTCCGGAGTCCAGTTCTTGTACCGCTCTTGCTCGATCGCGATGTGAGTACAAGCTACAAGCCCACACCCAGCTCCCGACACTGTACACCTTTTAGTAGGATATGGCTTCTTTGCCCACGGCCCGTCATACTGTCGGAATATCTTCGTGTTCATCCTCGGCCTCCTCTTCTGGTGCTTCAGTAAAGAATCTGTCTCCGATATAACCATCTTTGAGTTCAGCTTTCTCTTGCCTCATCTCAGCTGTGTGCTTTGCCGCTACTTCCGTGTAGTCATTATTGTAGTATGTTGTCAAAAATGCTACGGCAAAGTCACTGATGATAGTGAGTACAGCCCACGCTACTGTGAGCCATCCCCATCCAAGTTGCCCTACTGCCGCTGTTACTGCGTATACAGCAGTGTTAAGTGATACAGCAACTCGAAGTGCTGTTCTGATTTTAGTTCCCACGTTCAATTCAGATACCTCCTTTTTTTATACGCCTAATACGGCTCTAAGCACTCTTGTGTTGTTTGCATACCCTGTACCAGCCGCTGTATTATCAGCATGGCCAGAAATCATTGCATCCTCAACATAAACGTATTTGTTGCAAACAGCATTTGAGGTATTGCTTATTGGCATTGAGAAATACACGCCTTCTGTCTCATGTACATTAACGTGCCATTTCGGTATAAATTGGTATGACCATGAATCATTTTTAGCAGCGCCGTCAGCGTATCTCGACCAAACGAGGACAATTCCTGTAAGCTGTAAGCTTACGGGTTCAGACAAAGCTATTGATTGGCCACTCCCCATGTAGTTAGGCGCTCCTTGCCAGAGAACTTTATTAGGCCCATTCCAAGTAAACCCGTCCAACGTAACCTCAAGTGTACAGTCAGTTGCAACGCCATCATACACAGTCATTCGCGCCCAACCTGCAACGCCATCTGATTTTGCCGCTATACCTGTTGCTCCATCGGTGGAATATAACCCTACTGCATCATTCGTTACGAGGTCGATGCTGCCTTTTGTTGAACCGCCTTCCTTTAAAGTAATTACGCCTGGCTCTACGTTTAAATTTGTTGAAGTAGCGCTTCCTACCCTTACAGTATCTCCATACTCTGCTACCGATTCGCCACCCTTATAGATGCTTGACCCTTCCGAGTTGATCTGTATGTAGTTTGACGAGTCATTTACCGAGTGGACTTTGATGCCGTCCTCTGCCGATACGTATGTGATATAGCTATCTGCAGTTTGTGCTGCATCGTCTATGTCCGAAGCTTTTCTGCTTCCGGCAAGTTCTGTGAACGCTACGTATCCCGATGGCAGACTTGTGACTTCCGTCCCGACCCACTCGATCGTGATGCCTTTAGGGAACGGATTATATAGGCTGTGTACCTGTAGATCTTCGTACTTGTCAGCCTTTGTGATGTATATCCCATACTTGCCGCTTCCCTCGCTCACATAAAACACCGGCGTGGATCCGGTCTTGTATGCGTGCGATACAACTGTCGCTGTTGCGGAAGAACTGTTGTTGAACGCCCAATTTATCTCGGTGTCCATTCGGCTGAGTCTGCTGGATATGCGGAACACAACATCCTTGTTCTGGTACGCCCTGACAGCCTGTATCGTGCATAGCTTCAGATATGGATAATCAGCGAGCGCCTTCTCTGTGGTTACCGAATAGTCAACATTGTAACGTGCCTCATCACTAAGGTTGCCGATGGTGATGGAACCCGCCTTTATCTTGTCCGCCGTTACCGAGCCCGTATACAGGTTGCCACCATCGATGTATGTCGCATCTGCATCATGCACCCACTTTGATATATATGTCTCGCTACTAAGCTCACGCACATCGGAGTATTCCTTTGAGCCGTCTACCTTTGTGTACTGCTCACAGGTATAGAACTTGTAGTTCTTCTTCGGATACGGCATTACGTATTCCCACGCGTTATCGGTCGAAGGGCTCGTCCCGATTAAGGTCGCTTCCGTCGGTCTGCTCGGTGCGGTCTGGGCAGCAGGCTTTCGCATATATACGGATACCGCTTTGGTGACTGCCCCGCCGACATCATCAGCGATTGAATCCTTTTTAAATAAGGATGTTTCTTTTGTTAAAACCAATTTGCACCTCCTATTCCCACAGGCCGGCAAGTATCTCATAGTTACCTGCCTTGAGCGGATAAGTAGCGTTGTTCATTAGGATCATCGCACCGTTCGCATTGATGTTTATATGCCCGTTGTAGTTGTCCCCTGGCAATCCGTGCGTGTTGTAGCTCGAATTGATCGAGCTCGCCGTTGCCCTCAAGACTAAACTGTTATATGCCGTCGCACCGCTGTAGCCTATCGTGAAGTTTGCCGTGAACCAAAACATCAGCTGTGCTGTTGATGCCTTTAGTCCGAGATAGCGCATCATCACGAAGCCGTTGGATGCGTTCCTCGCCTTCTTCAACTGCGGATCGGTTAGAAGCGTAATCGTTCCCGTAGTGTCTGCGCTCACAGTTGCCGTTAGCTTCACAATGTCAAGACCGCTACTGATGTTGCTGATAGCTGTTGCCATCTGCGATGGAGTGTAGGTGTTCTGTGTTCCGTTCTTGCCTCTGATAGCATCCGCGATGTTTTCGAGATTGCTCTCGTTAATGATTACCCTTGCCATTAATAAGCCACCCCCTCTGCATCAGTTGCGTACTGCGTGACTGTCCACGAAGAATCAACGCCCATCACGCCTGTAGCGATAGATGTTCTACCACGCAGATAGAGCGTGATAGCGTTCGTTCCTGTATTGACGCTAACAGACAGCCGTGCAAACTCCATTTCTGTTCCGTTCATCCAAGCAAACCAAGTGCGAGGCTCTAACTTGTAAAGTAATGCCGTTGTTGATGTGAGACTTGACGGCACAACTATTTCTGCCGTTGCTCCGAATGCTTGCTGTAAAACCGCTTGGCTCGTGGCATCAGTAGCGCAGAATGTCGGAGTAGCGAGGTATTCATCGAGCGCAACCGCCTCAATAAACCCCATATCATTCGTCAGTTCACTCGTTGCTGTCGGCACATTGATGGTTACCGCACCTGTCCGTCCATTTACCGAAGTGACAGGAGCGGATGTGAGGAATCCGCTATCATTCGTCAGTTCGCTCGTCTTGGTCGGTACGGTCACCGTCACATCTCCCGTGTTTCCATTCACCGATGTTACAGGAGCGTGATACTCGACAGCCTGTTTAAGCCTCTGAGCCGTGATGAGCCTTCCCGCCGTTGCCGTGCCTGTGTGCATGTCTGCTTCGCTCAGAGCCGAATATGTTGTGTTGACATTCATCCACACGACCCAATTCGTGCCATCGTAGTAGAATGGGTACTCCGTATTTGCCTTGAGATATCCAGCTGATGACAGATTTCCGAGCGTTCCATTGTTGATGTACTTGATGTGTTTTGCACCTGTGCCGTTCACATTCATCGTGAGGTTTGCTACCGCACCGCTGTTCGTTGCCGTGAAAGTGACGATTATAATTGTTCCCGCCTTGAGGTTGTCGGCCGTGAAGTCAGCACACTCTACAACCTTCGCTACCGTTCCGGCAGCTGTCGAGCAAGTTCCATAAAAGACTCCGCCCACATTGCCACGCAAGAATTTGCTTTTTATTTTTCCCCAAAGGTAGGTAAGTCCTGCCTTGTCCAAATACTGAGTCATGAGTCACCGCCTTACGCTGCAACGATGGTATCTATCTCTGCGTTAGTAATAGACGATACGCCACCATCTGAAAGTTTCACATAAGTAGTACCGCCCCAACGGAACTGTGTATTTGCACTATAGTCACCGCTGTCAGCCATAAGGACATATATCTTGCCTCCTTCTGGAGTAAGTGCCGAACCACCGCTTGTTGCCGAGAGCCATCCTGCGGATAGTGCCGTTGCACCGCTGACAGGATATGCCTCAATCACATCATCTACATAGGACGGCAGATACTGCGAGTCCACTTTGCTGTTCGCATCGAGTGGACATACTCCAGAAGCCGCGCCCTTTGCGCTTGCCGGAATAGCCGACACATCATCAGCGTCGAGCGTGATATCACCAGACAGGGCATTGCCATTGACTGTTGTGGTCTTTGGGACGTACACTAGTGCTAACTGCTGACCTACATTCGTCATCTTACCATCAATAGCATCGGTATCATATGCGTGCATCGTACCTGTTGGCGTAGCAAACTCGATTGTCTTACCTCCAGTTGTTACATCGCTTCCCTCGGTAACTAAATTTCTATCCGTGGTTAAGTCGAGTCCGTTTATCTTCCTCGTTGTCGGCACTCTGCTTGTGTCGCTCGGATGAACGTGGTCACCTTTTGCATACTTCGTCTCGCTTCCGACAGCAGCCGTACCATCCATTTTCGGTGTGGTCGTAGTCGGCTGAACACCATCTGGAATGGTCGGCGTATTCGTAAGGTCGTTATAAGAACCACTTGTCGCAACAGATGCGAGCGTTACCACATCTGAAGAAGAGCCGTTCTTCGTCCTTTGAATTTTTCTGTTTGTTGCGTTGTAGGTGACATCAGTCACAAACGCCGCTTTGATTTTCTGCCAAAAGTAGAGCAACCCATCGTTGTCGAGATATTTCTTTGCCATTATGTTTGTCCTTTCTACTCAATGCGTTCATCAAGCGTTATGATCATACCTTCGCCAGTATCACCAGCATTTCTTACAGATGCCGATATTCTGAAATATGCGACATTCGGGATCTTACTTGCGCTTGGAATGAGTGAGAATATCGAGCCCTCTTCCGTAGTATCCCAAGTGCCGAAGTTCGCATTGCCGACCTTGTTGTAATCAAATCCGGCTATTCCGCTCTTATCGGCCTTGTAGAAGTACAGCATGCAGCCATATTCATTAAACGCGATATTCGCGCCTCCGAGTCGGATGGTCTGACCTTGCGTATACGGAATAAATCCGGTTACGGACATGTGGTTCCCGTCGCTGTCCGCACCTGAAGAGTTGAGCCTTGAGCCGTCCTTGTAGCCCACGGTGTTGAATATAGAGCCCGAACTATCTGTGGATGTTGGGATGAGGTTCGTGTAAGTAGCCTCCTTGCTTGCCACGGCCGTGATGGAGATGTCTCCGGTTACCGATGCAATACTGACAACGTGAGTGCTCGAGTTGTAAGCTGTTGCTGTTATATTCGTTCCGCCCATAGTGACGGTCACCGATGTCAATGAGTATGAGGCGCTTGGTGTGAGTGTGGTCGAGTAGTTTCCACCAGTAGCGACGTATTCATCCGTGTTGCTTGATGTCACATTGGTCAGATTGAGCGACACGTTGCTGTATGTAACATCGCCTATTCCTACGACTCGATCATAACCGGCACCATAGCAGAAGGAATGGATGACCTCCGTGCTTGGATCATATACGTTGACTACAAACGCGGTATCTTCTGCAGTGTCCGCAGTTTTTGTGTACGCTACTGATTCTCCGAAATCAATGCCGTAAACCGGATGTCCAGCATAATCGTTGTTTCTATAGAACGTACCGCTCGGAGTTGCAAGCCTGTATGCGTTGAACTCCGTGCCTTGCTGATTGACGATGTAATGCAGTTTATCCACCTTGAGGCAATGTGTATGCCCGTGATACTGTGCTATAAACTTCGCAAGGTTATGACCGCTGAAGTTGACCGTTGTGCCGTTGTATGTTACCGAACCACCGTTTATATACTGGTACAGAATGTTCCCAGCTCTGCATGTATTTCCATAATCGAGAGGATAATGTGACACAACGAAGATTCCCCAATCAGATGATGCGCCAACATTGTACAAAGTCTGTGCAAACCACAAGAGCTGTGTATCGGAGCATTGACCGCCATCATATCCGCTATCGGTTTCTCCTTCTACAGTATTGAGATTGATGATCCTTACTTTCTTTTCTGGAATATCACGGTAACAATAACCATACTTAGTGCTACCCATAACAGTAATCCCGTCATCGTTTTTACCGCCTATCAGCCTGTAGACATTTTCAGCACCATATAGACTGCCCTCAGTGTTATCCCTCAAGTAATACTCGCCAGTATCATGGTTTCCAACGCAGTACAAAGTCGGTATATCGTAAAATGCGATATCCATGTAACTGTTCATCTCCTCACACTGGCCTTCAAACAGTTCGAACGTGGTCTGCCCGTTGCCGAATGTATAGTCGCCGCAATACGCCGCAAAGTCTATCTTGCAAGCCTTCGCTATGAGCGAGGCACCCATAGCGGCATGAAGCGTAGATATATTTGTTTGGACTTGCCATCCCGTAACTTGGTCTTTCGTATGGTGCGCATCTGCCCATACTATGGATGTGACAGTGTTTTCGTTCTGAACAGCTTGAACTTTCCTCGATACAGCCCTTGCTTCTTCTGTGACATATCTCGGAATATCCGAGAATGATGGGCGTATCGGAAGGTCTGAGTTTTCCAGCAGTTCCTCTATCTCACTGTTCGTCAGACTTTCGAGTCCGAGATATTCATAATAGTTGTCACCTTGCATAAGAGGCTCGTCTTCGATTCTGATATCGTACTTAGCCCATATCGCATCCGCTAAATTGGCTATTGTAGCAAGTTTTTCTGCCTCAGACTGAACTACCAACAGACTGTCAGTCGGATATATCGTAGTCGCCTTTTCCAAGTCTCTCACTCTGACGCTATAACCAGTGTCGGTCGTTTGAGCAAGCAGACTTCGATTGTTTGCGTCAGTAAGCGCATCTCCATTGCTTCTAAGGAGCTTGCGCCCAGAACTCGTGGTAAACTTGCCGACGATTTCCCCGCCGTACTTCATCAGCGACAACTCAACGCTTATCGTCTTTCCGCTGTTTTGTGGATTGTTGCTCGTATTATTGTTTAGCGGAAGTGGGTCTGCGCTTGACTCAGTTTTGTAATACCAAGTGAATTGACTGTCATCAAATAAATAAGTCACATCCTGACCGCCACGATATACGTGAGCCGTGAATGTGGCGATGGTCTTGTCGCTGTTCAGCACATACTCATGATCATAAATGAGCGTGCCCTCTGCCGTTGCCTGAATACTTGCAAGCACCTCAGACAGAGGCTTGTCGCTGCCGTTCATTATGATGTTCCCGCCGATGGTTATCGTGTCCGGTACATCATCGTTGTCCGTGTCGTGGAATATGATATATGCGTCCTCGCCGCCTATGTACTGAGGCCGCGAAGCGTCGAACGTTATCGACTCGCCGAATGTGCTCACGATATGCCCGGCACTGTCATAGACCTTCATGCCGTCATTCGCGAGCAGGATCTTGTACCCTTGATTGTCTTTTGTGACCCACAGGCCCGCATCAGTAAGTGCCAGATGAGACGCTACATAATTGCTGACCGCCTCGTCTATCGAGTCGACTTCGTAATATCCCTTAGCTGATGGATTGCCTGTAGGATTGGTTACAACATTGTACGTGTTGCCTGACTTCGTGAAGTACCACTTGCCTGCGTGGACTTCGGTATCTGTCGTGGCTTTATACGTCGCATGAGTCGTTATCCAGTTAAGGGTCCCGACTACATCTTCGACTATGCTAAGCTGTGACAGCGAGTCGTTTGCCGCAGTATTAGCGATTCCGGCGTCTCTCTTAGCCTGAGCTGCTGCTACGTTTGCGATACTAGCACTATCTAGGGCCTGCTCCGCTGTTTTCCCGGCTGCAGTAGCATTCTGGTTAGCATTTCTGGCTCTATCTATGGCTACATATGCTGTCGTATCGTCGGTCGGAGGGTTTGTCCCATTTCCGACGAGGAATGCTTTGCCTCCGGATACTCTGACCTGGACAGAGTCACCCGCTTTTGCATCGATCGTGCGTTTAACAGGTGTCTCGTCCACTCCGCCGGGTATGTGCACCCAGACGGTATTCCCTTCCACTCTCTTTACCGTAGCATTAGTGTCGTATCCTTTGGTCTTTTCCTTTGATGCGTCTTTGATCGCAGACGCTATCTTTTTCGTTGTATCACTCATTCAAGCACCGCCTCCTCCCGCGTTGGGCATCCGGATCCGAGCTCAAGGCTTTGTGAAGTGATCCTGAATGTTGCATTGATCCCTATCTCAGGATGGTTGATCCTGACAAGGTCTCCTACGTTGACATCAGGGTCAAACCGCCTCGAATAGTTCACAGTCCGTGCAGGGCTCTGTAATTCTTTGAGTCTTCTATACGAATAAGCCGCCAGCGACTCGGTACTGCCGAGTGTCACTGACGACTCTTCTGCCCATATCTCTCTGCCCCTTGAAACGATCGACAGTGGAGACGATGGTTCTTCATCTCTTGCTATTGCTGTCAGATCTCCGGATACCGCCCTGAATACGTTCGGGCATGAATACCAGTCATACTCATCAGTTACCGATAACTCGATGACATCATTGGCATTCGCATCGAACACCCTTACAACATCTGTCGCACTGGGCTCAATGTGGATCACTCCGAGCCCATCAAGTCTTATCCTCCACCCGATAGCCTCAAGGACCTTTTCCGCAAGTGTCAGATTGGTCTCACCGTCTTCGGCTACGATCGATTCAGTGAGACAGACATCGCCATCCTCTACTTCAACAGGTGCGATACCCGTCCTGAGGAGCCTTGCTGCAGCTTGTGGAGCAGGGACTTCCGCAGGGATGTAGTATCCTCGCTCTGTGAGGATGTCGTCTATAGGTTTCAGAACGGAATAGCACTCCATTCTGTACGACTCGCGATGCCCGTCTATTTCGCGGGCCGGTGCAGAGGCAAGTCCTGTAAAGAGCGGAACGTGTGTTATTCCGTCCTGTTCAGCAACGAGCCATACACGCACCCACGCCTCTCCGTTATATGGCAGCTCGGTCGTGTCCAGATCTGCCGACTCAAGGAGGTCCGCTTTCGAGCGGTCGATTGAGCCGCCTGTTATTTCAACTCGCCCAGTATCTCTCCATGACAGCGGGTCAACTATCGTGATGTAATAGGTTGATGTATATCCGTCAGACCAAATCATTGCATATCACTCCATTCTGCATAAGTCATGCCGTCAAAGCCTACTGTATCGACCTTCTGTATGCTGAGACTGTAGCTGATCAGGCCTGAGTCGTAAGAAACGTCCTCGGATACCTGTATATCTGCTGCGAACGATGAGCCCTCAGGCGTCCTTATGTGGCAAATGCCTGCGTACCTTGCAAGATCTCTCATAATGGCAGCTACGCCATCGTTATCTTCTCTGACTATCACTGTTGAAGCTGACAGGTCTCTTGTGACAGCTCTGTTGTGATCACCCGCCACATGGCCACCAAGATAAGCAGTCCGCTTGAAGTCTTTTGCCCAAGAATTGCCCAGAGTGATGTTGTACGGAAGCTCCGCACGATTACCGCCGAAGTCTATGACAAGGAGACCCGGATCAAGCTGTGTATAAGCGCCATCCACTGTAGTGTCGTACTCAGCGAACTCGTTTGATTCTGTGATGTAGTCTCCGTTAGCTGTAACTGTAACGACCTTGTAACCGCTGGTTTCGCCGAATGCAGGATATGGATCCACATATTCTGTGCCAAAGTTTCCGCCGGATACTATAAGCTCAGGCTGATCTGCGCCCAGTCTGTATATGTCGCAAGTATCGTCGTCGGCGCTACCCGACGGGGCAATTGGTGTGATCCGCACTATATAGTCGGATGGATCTGTTACAAACTCCGCTGTCGGTGCTTCCGCCTGATGCGACCAGTGCACACGGAACCTTATAGACTGTTCCGCAGCCTGTCCATATTCATCCGAAGCTGTTGCTACCAGATTGTAATATGCTCCGTCATCGAGTCTGCCGATGAGATCATCGGACGCGATGCTGATAGAGTTGGACGCGTTCGCAGATATAGTGTTCACATATACAGTCTCGCCGATAGCTCCATCAGTTTGAGTGCCATCAGGTCTTATGACTGGATATGCCTCTGCTCTCTCTATAGCTACAGTAAGTGTCGCTGCACTTGAAGTTGCTACTGTCGCGGTCATTGGCAAGGACTTCAGCACCTTGCTCGCCGTTGTTGAATATGTAATTGCTACAGTCGCCCCTGCTGCAGGTACAGTCGCCAGAGTGACCTTGTCACCTGAATAGCTTGCGCTTCTGCTTGCACCATTTACTGTTACTGTCGGAGCAGACGATAGCGTGTTTGAACAGGTGAAGGCTTTGGTTGAGCCATCACCTTCAAAGTATTCTGTCAGTGTCTCGCTTGTGGCAAGGCTTGTACTTGATATCGCCACAGTAGGCTCCGCAGCGATTACAAGTTTCACCGGTGTCGAATAGTTTGAAGTCCCACCCGAACCGGCACGTGTCTGTAATGCGAGATATACAACATCACCATTTGTCCACCCCTGTGCCTTTGCGTAGATGTCCACATGCTGCGCAGAGGTAGTCGCTCCGACCGTTCTCCCATAAGTCCATGTGTCATTCGAATAGGTTGCCTCAACTACGTTTCCCGCTACTTGCAGCGTGCCGTCGGTTGACGCATATGACCAATAGGCTGTGACCATTCCCGTATCCGTAATCGTTTCCTCTGACAAATACAGGACCGGTACAGCAGGTGCGGATGCCAGATCTATCGGTTCGTCAGCTGACCACGGTGAGTATGTTATAGCCTCTTCGGTCTCGCACTTTGACCTTATTCGGAAATACCAGGTCTTGCCTGTATCAAGGCCCGTTATGTACCAATGACTTGCGACCTCGCTCAATTCATATGTCTCAGGATCATCATTTGACATCCAGTTGTCAGGATCATCGGTCCACGCTATTACCACGCCGGTCGCGTCAGACCAGTTATTCGTCCATGACAGATAGACTTTGCCTGAGGTAGATGTCGGCACGATGCTGGTGATCACCGGTGCCAGCGGCATCGAGGATGTGTAATCGAAATAGCCGGACTTCATGGATTTTCCATCTGCAGTCACGTTCCTGACATGTATCGCATAACCGCTCTCTCCCGTGATGTCCAATGGGCTGTTTATCGTTGCCGACGAAGAGCCGTTCGGTACTGTGCCGATCAGGATATAGTTTGCTATTCCTGCAGCTGAGCCCTTCTCGAGGAATACCTGCTGATATACTCCGTCAATATCTGTATTGGCATTCGTTACATTGACAGTCACTCTGAACCCGCTCGCTGTGATTGAGCCCATCGTGATACTGCACGATGGTGTGCTCAAAGCTCCTGTGATTACTCTGTATGCTCCGGATGTCGTGTCTGCTGAATCGTGTGTTGTCTTTACTCTTGCCCACAGACACTCGTTCTCGCCTACAAGATCTGTAGTAGAGATAGCCAGCGAATAGTTTGTCCAGTTGTTTGCGTAGTTATATGTGCCTCCATTTGTCCAGCTTGCACCTGTAGGACAGCTCATATCTATCTCCGGGGCTCCTATATAGAACTGTGGCGTGATGCCGTCTATGCTGTAGTTAGAGCCCTTCAGATTGAAGTTATAAGTCATCTGATAGTATGATCCGCTTATCGTTGAATACGTTACAGGTGTGTCGCTCCATGTCGCAGCAGGCGCAGGTCCAAGCACATGCCTCTGGGACACTATTTTGGACTCGCCTGCAGGACCTACTGCCTTAAGCTGGAACACTCTCGTTTTCGTGATGTCCGTATCGGTGACTGACCAGCTCTGATTTGCCAAATGAGCCCAGTCTATCCAGCCTGTCGCCGAGTCAGGTTCGTCCGATATCTTCGTACGGAACATGCACCTGTAGTACCATGCTGTATTGGTATTGCTTGTAGATATGCTCCACGAGAAAGTGGTTTTGTTTGCACTGTCATTCGATACAGTTACTGTCGGTGCAGGAGGTGGCGTCACAGTATAAGTGAAAGACGAGGTCGAAGCGGAATGCCCCGACTGTGCTATTGTCGTCTCTACCTTTATCTTCTTTACTGTTGCCGCAGGGCTATATGTCCACGAGTACGTTGTAGCCTTTGCTGCAAGGTTCACTGTGGTGCCCTTAGACCACGTCTTGCCGTTGTGATAGCTGTATTTCAGCTTCTGCGAGCTTGGGCTTTTTGCTCGTATCTTCCATGACGCGGTGAACTTGTTGCCGTTCCTTGTTATCGATAATCCCGTATTGGCCGGTGTTGTCTTTTTAGCCATGTTGCCTCCTTATATCGTGCCCATACGGACTTGTCTTCTCAGCTCTCTTGCGAAGCGCTGTGCATACTGCTCAGGATTCTCTGCCCCGTCGACCTGCATGCTGATATTGAAAGTGTTGCCCGAGTTGCCTCCCGTTGCCTCAGCGATGTCTTTCATCAGCTGTGTTCTGCCGTAGAGCATCTCGTCGCCAGCTTCACCGGCACCGAACAGAGTCGCGTTGTTGAACATATACGGCTCTTCCATAGCCTTCTTGTACCAACTGACGCTTATCTTCGGAGGTGATCCTTTACCCGCTAATCCAAACGGAGCTTTGCCACTGACGCTGAAGTGCGGGAGTTTTATTCCGCTGAACACATTGCCGATTTTCAAAGGGAAGAACGCCTTCAACTTGTCTAGTATCCCCTTGACCTTCGTCTTTGCTGTATCTATAGGCTTCGTGATAGCGTCCTTGACCTTGTTCATCGCGCTCCTGACAGAGGAGCCGATACCGCTCGTAATGCCTCGCCCTATTCCCTTCACAAGGTTGAGCCCCGCCTTTACCATCGTAACAGCGACGCTGGCGAGATTCGATATGATGAATTGACCGACACTCAGCACTGCTGCAGCCATCTGCGGAAGGTTCTCGATGAACCCCTGCGCAAGGCTGCCGATAAGTTCGCCGCCCTTTGCGGCGATGGTCGGAAGATTCTCGCCCAGGAACGAAACGAACGACTGTATAGCAGATGCCGCCGCGGATGCCAGTGCGGGCGCATTGTCCACTATCGCCTGCCCGAGTCCCTGCAGAAGTTCCATTCCTTTTGCCGCTACCTGCGGCGCTAAAGTCGATATCGAATCGAGTGCACTCTGCACCATCCCAGGAAGCTTTGCAGCAAGTTCCGGTATTTTCGTGTTGATGCCGTTAGTCAGTGCTGTTATCAGATTTGCAGCCTGCTCTCCGAGGAGCGGAAGACCCGTACTGATCGCCGCACCTATCGCTGCAGGCAGTGATGCAAAAATATTGCCGACTGCAGGTATGATGTTGCTGAGTGCTCCGACAGCAGAGACCACAAGATTCTGCATTGAAGAAGACACGTTCTCACCGAGCGCAAGGTTTGCAAGCAGATCCTGCCACGATGCTTTCATCGCTTCGATGGATCCAGACAGTGTCTCCTGCGATTCTCTCGCGAAGTTGCCCGCATACTGCGATGTTCTGTCCATGAACATCTTCATGGCGAGTTCAGCCTTCTCTGCATTGGATGCTGTGTTCCACTTGAAGTTGATGCCCTTTTCCAGCGCATAAGCTTCAAGTGTAGTCGCATTCATCGCTACACCGAGGTTATCCATCATCGTGAAGTTGCCCTTAGCAGCTCCCGCTATGGATTCCATCGCCATTGACGTATCGATACCCATGACGGACGCGACATCCGCAGCTCTCTGCATGGCCTTCTGCGTCATATCAAGCGACTTCACCTGCGATACACCCGAGCCCTGAAATAATGAGCCCATCTTGTTCGCAGTTGCCATATAGTCCGAAGCAGACAGGCCCATGTTCTTGTATGCGTCTCTTGCTTTGGTCTGCAGGCTGTCTGCGTACTTGCCGAATACAGCTTCTGTACCGCCAAGATTCTGCTCAAGTTCCGCACCGAGTCCGAGCGACTTCTTGATCGCAAGGCCGATGCCCGCAGTTGCGACCACTTTCTTGAGTGCGCCCGCTATCTTGAGACCCGCGCCTTTTCCCGCAGCGTCCGCTTCTCCGCCGAGCACGTTCTGTATGGAACCGCTTATTCCGTCTGCCGATGGTACAATCTGCACATATGCTTTACCCAGATCTGCCATCTTCTTTTCCTCCTAAGATTCTCGCCCGCGCTTCGTCGAAGTCGTCAGCGGAGTCAAAGACCATTACGTTACCGTCCTTCTTTTTCTCAGATATGAAAAATGCAGGAGCAACACGTTTCCTCGGATCCGTTTCTCCTGACATCAAATCTGCTATTAGCGCAAGCAATACTATTTCCCAACGGGCTTTTAACCCGTTCTTTTTCAAATTGATTCGTGAATTTTCGCCCAGGCCGACAGCGAGGGTGCTCAGCAGATCCACCGGCACCCTGTCGATATCGAATATCCCGTAAGTCTCTGCCATATCACAGACAAAAGCCTTACGGTCTGTGCCTAACATGTCGGCCAGGCTTATCAGTTTTTTTCGTCTTCCCCTGCGTCTCCGATTGCCTCCATGATGAAGGTAAATTCATCGGAAAAAGTCTCATCCGGCACTCTGCCGTCTTTTTCGCGGATGTGATCATATAGCTTCGCTCTCTGCTCTTTGCCGAGGATCTTGAGAGATGCCTTCGAGATCAGAAGAGGGTTCTCAGCCATTTCCGCAAGGGCGTCGATAACTTCCATATCGTGGATCACAATCGTATCCACTTCGAATTCAAACCCCGCAGGGGTCTTTCCTTTAACTATCATGGTCACCTCCTAAAAAGTGCTTACTAAGCTTCCTTGATATACATGTAGTGAGTATTGCCTGATGCATCTGCAAGAGCAGTCAGAGTTGTGTCGAATCCGACAGCCTCGTTCCTTCTGTAAGCGATCTCTCCGACTTCGGAGATCTTGCCGTCAGGAATGACGATCCTCTGCAGTACGCCATCTCTCATGATGGTGTCGAGTACCCATACAGCCTCTTCAGGTTCGTCTCCGTTTGCGGTAACTGTCAGACCTGCTTCAAGTGTTCCGCTTACGTTGCTTGTGCCGTAGATAGCCTTGAGCACTTCAGGCTCGAGCGCATCGATCAGCTTGAACTGGAAGGTGTCGGTCTTTTCTGTCTGGACAGTCAGGACTACGACGCCACCCATATCGCGGACGTCTTCGCTTGAACCGGAGTTATTGTTTGAAAAGCCATCCTCGGAAAGATGGCCCAGTGACTTGAAAGCTGCATCCAGTGCGGTGCTTGCATCTGTCGGAAGTGTGGTTCCGATTGGTGCGCGGAAGATTACTCCAGCCGCTTTTGGTTTTGCAGCAGTAACTTTATTTGCCATTAGTCTGCCTCCTAATAATGTGTTATCTCGAATTCCGCCTGATAGCGGTGTTGCTTTTTCGCGACGTTTGTAAAGTTGTAGTCGTCCCTCAGATGACAGTCAGAAATGCCGTCAAGTGTTGTGATGCCGTCCATCGCCTCGATCAGTCTCAGATTCAGCTCCGACGCTTCCAGCTTTGTATCGGCATAGGAAGAGACCGCGACCATAACCGTGCACAGTCCGTTCTCAGTCTCTGACGCAGTCTTGTCCACTACAAAAAACTCACCCTTGTTGTTGGGTGAGTTTGGTACTTCTCCGTATGCAGGTACATCCGGGAATGCGGTATTCAGATATGTAATTACAGTTGATTCAATGTTGATCATTTCTTCACCTTCTTTACAAGGGTGTTGTTGTCGTAGTTGTCCTGATTCGCCTCATCGGTATCAGCGACCACGATCACTCTTGTGTCCATCTGCACCGCCTTATAGCCTTCCCCTGCACTCCGTGCGGCTGAGTTTGCAGCCGACATCAGTGCAGCCTCCATCTCTTTGGAATGAAGAAGCTCACCGATGCCTTTATGGTTGCGCACGAACTTAACTTTACTCATAGCGTTCCACCTGCACCTTTTTATTCCACTGAAGCGGTATCAGGTCTTCTATGCCCTCGGTCGGAAGTGCGATTATTCGCCAGTCCTCTCCGAAGAAACTGACCTTCTTACCCGCTGCCCAGTCATGCGCATCGCCTTTCGGTATGCCGAGCTGATATACCGCCCTGGCACCCGTCAGCTCCAATGTCTCGAGGATCTCGGTGCTGGACATCGGTGCCACAAGCACGTTATCCACTTGCACCTCGGCATCTTCGAATATCGGAGCATTGAATGCGTCACGGCCCGTCTCGGTGCGGTCGTGGAGCGTTACGGTTATTCCCCTAATCATAAGAGCCCTCCGCGATCATTAACTCCTGTACAGGACTGTATGAGCCTATTTTGCTGCCGCCTCCGAGCATCTGCTTATCCGTCTTCGATAGATATAGTTCGCCCGATGCACCGCTTCCTATAGTCCACGACTGTGAGTAGCCGAGAGCGGACATACTCCCCTGCGAAGCTCCGACAGGAACACCAGAACTACTGTCATCGCCCAGCGCCCTGATCACCATGCGGCATGATACGACTTTGCGAGCGTCTTCGCTTGCTTCCGGATTGTAGCTGTCGATCAGTACGGCTGCATCATCGAGCAGAGTTGTACAGACAGTCTGCTCTGATGTGCTCAGTGTTCTCGACATTCTTGCCTGAACATCTGCCAGTGTTGCGTATGCCATCCCGATCACCTCTATTTCTTTACTTTCTTCTCAGCTTTCTTCGGCTTCTCTGCGGGTTTGGTATCGGAAGCGGCGAGTTTGTGGCCCGCCGCTTTATACTCTTCTACCCTGTTTTCCGCGACCCACATTTCGTTGCCGAACTGAGCGTGGATCATTTTTACCATTATGCTGAGTACGGAGTTGTGAGCCTGTTGAAGCAGGTTGTGTCGGCGCGGAATCCGACTTCGATCTCCGCTCTTACAGCGAACATGTTCTGCTGCCACAGGTTGATTGTGCTTGCACTTTCTCCGGATCCAACCGTGAGAGTTGCCTGATCACTTATATCTACAGTGATGCCCTGTACGATACCGTACATAGCCTGTGTCCAGTCGCCTGCGAAGCCGACTACGTTAGGAACGGAAGCACCTGTTCCTGCCTTGAATGCACCCTTGCTCTGACGTGTAGGCGCTCCGAGGATCATTGGAACAGCACCCTCTGCTGCTGAATTAAGGAACAGCGGTCTGTTGGTAGTGTCTGTAGCAGTGAGCAGCACGCCCTTAGCCTGTGGAGAGATTGCAAATCCATTCAGGATACCGCCGTGTGCAGCGATGTCTGCATCAGCTGCTACGAGGCCGAGGTATGTTCCGTTGTTAGCGTTTGCGATGCTCTGTGCGGTTACAGCTGCAAAAGTATCGAAGTTGCTTCCAGGAGCTGCGCCGTGGAATACTGTCTCATCGAACTTCTTTGCGAGTGCGAGAGGCAGTCTCGCAACGAGCTGATCATAGAGAGCGGATGCGTCTCTTCTGAACTCGTTGGAGAACGGAACGATAACTGCGAGCTTATAAGCCTGCATTACCTTCTTTTCGAGTGATGGGTTCTTGACCGGCTTTACACCTGTTTCAGTTACCCATTCTGCTTCAGGGTCACCAGTGATGACCGGAATAGTAAGACCGTTACCAGGAAGTACGATCTGTCTTGCGAGCTGCATTACTGCAGACTGCTCCTGCGCCTTCTGAAGGATCTCACCGGATACTTCGGTTGGCAGGTCGATGTGACTTCTGTTTGTTGCTACGCCTGTTGCCATAGTTTGTTTCCTCCATAAATTAGTTTTCTAAATTGTTGAACCAGTTAGCGAATTGTTCTCGTGTCGAACCTCCACCGACATGGTTCACCTCGCCCTTGTCCTCTACTTCCGGATAAGATCCATTTGGTTTCGCATATGCCAGGATATCTTTCGCCTGGGCTTCGCATTCCTCTTTGGTCGTTCCGTGCAGAAGATTGGCAGGCACGCCGGTCTCCTTCGACACCTCGTCACGAAGAGTCCTGACTGCGTCAGCCTTCTTTAGCTTGTCAAGTTCAGCTTGCAGGGAATCAGCCCTTTCTGTTGCCTTCTGCAGTTCAGACTTTGACTCCTCTTCAATCTGATCAAACTTCTGAGCCTTCTCTTTCAGTTCCTCATAGTTCTCATACTTGGCCTTCTCTTCTCCAAGACGCTTCTGTACGATGGCGTTGAGTTCCGCCTGTGTGAAAGTGCGCTCTTCAGTCTGCTGTGTTTCCTGAGTTGTTACTTCAGTGTTCTGTTCCATCGTTTTACCTCCTGATGTATGAGTTCAACTGCGTTTAAGGCACGCATTGCCAATAAAAAACCACCCTATTCGGATGGTTCATTAACTGATTCTGCTTCCTTGCGTTTCCTATATGCTTCACGCTTCTGAGCGTTGATATAATCTGCATTCTCTGCATACCGTTTACGGCGCATCGCATTGATGCGTTCCCACTTAGTATCGCCCGCATTGATATACTCGTCATACAACTCTTCCGGGTGATAACCTTCCACATCGACATCGCTGGAATGCCTAACCACGTAATTGCAATCGCAATTGCTGTGTATGTGGGTAGCGTGTCCGTTTTCTATCGCGTCCTCCGATGCCTTCGTCCACCCCCTCGAAGCGAGCATAGTGCAGTATGCGCAGGAGTCGCCCGACGGGATCCACGCCCACTCTGCTCCATCGCGGAGCGCGTTTTTCATCATGGTGTCGACGCTTGCAAGCTTTACAAGCCTGCCCGCCGATGCCGCGATGGTGACTGCGTCCTTTGTGTACAGCATCGTGCCCCGCACGGTTTTTGCAGTCTCTCCATATGTTGCGACCGCTGCAGGTTCCGCAGCTGCCACTGGCGCACCCGAATACTCTGCAAGAGCTTCGTACATGACGCAGGCCATTTCAGCAGATGCCTCGCCGTACTGCGTTACTATCGCATAGGCATAATCAAGTATTTCCTGCTCTGTATGCCCCGCGAGAATATACTCTTTGAGTCTGTCGCTTGCCGTGTCGCTCAGATTCTTGAGCGTGTCCGTATATTTCTTCCAGCTCTGCTCCTTTATTCGGCGGACCCGTTTTTCGGCCGTATCCACATCCGCGAACTTTTTCTTTTTCTTTGCCACGGGATATCACCGCCTATTCCACCGGCTCCGTCTCAAGCAGTATCCGCTGTCCCCTCGCTCTCTGCTCCTGCGCTCTGATGCGTCTGATGTCAGCCTGGCTGAATCCGATCATTTCCAGGAAGACATCTGTGCTTGCGAAGTTCTCCCTGGCTGATGCGATCTTGATAGCCGCATCTGCAGTAACAGCTACAGACGGCATTGCAGGATTCCTGAAGTGTGCAATAATTGCTGTCTGCTCCGGATTCAATTTGTCGATTGTAGTGTTGTTCGAGATTGCCAGCGCCATGAGTGCGACAGTGCGAAGTGCGTTGCCGTTTCCTCTGTTCAGTTCTTCCGCCATAGTCACAAGGGTCTGGGACTGTGCGAGGATCGCATCTGAGCTTGTTGGATTTGCATCATTGACCACACCTGTATCAGTTACTGTGAGCCCTGTAGCAGCCGAGAACTGTGTTGACAGCACTCTCAGCATTTCCACATGAGGAGAAATATTCCCCTGCTGAAGCTGTCCAAATGTCGGCTTTTCACCTGTCTCAGGGTTGTATGTAGCGGCAATGAGGCTGCCGACATACTGCTTAAATTTATCATCAACGATAGCATCATACTGATCGTCGGTCACACCGAGCAGATATTTCTGAGGCGCAGTGCTAAATTCCAGCCCAATGGTTGCATTAGCGATAGTTCGAACGTATCCCTGAATCAGCCTTCTAATTGGCTCTTTAATTCTTGATCTCCCGAACGGCTTCATGGTCGTCGCATTCCAGATCATAGGCTCCATCAAAGGACGCCCCATCTTATGCGTATGCTGTTCGGCTGTCCATCTGTTTTTTTCGTACCGCAGGACCCATGTCGCGTTGTCCGTATACAAGTTGATCAGCGTCGGCTTCCATGTGGCCTTCATCGATTCATCTTTAACAGAATCGATCACAGCCATTCCGCAGTCTATTCTGCCCTTAGCGCCATTCCATAATGCGGAGGCTGACTTAGGTGAATGGAATCTGATTCTGCACTTGTTCGGAAGCCCGGAATCCTGTGCCAGTGTCGCGAACGTGCAGCCGAACTTCAGCTCATCTCTGCTCGACTTGGAGTATTCAGCTATAAGGTTGTTGTCTGTCACGATACCTGTAAGCTGACCCACATCTGTTCCGTTCATGCCAACAAAACCATCAAACATTGACCTGGACGCGAGGACATCTACTGTCTTTGCACCCCAGGAACACCCAATCTCAAGTCCCTGTATGCCTTTTGGCAACGCAATACCAAGATTTACCTCACCTACACGAATATGCCCCTCATAATATCGTTCTTTGATATGATTCGAACTTTCGTGATAGTTATACACGCTGATCAGATCTGCAAGCTGTGCTTTTTCAGCATCGGGCAGCCCGATTATGTTTTTAACGTCAATAGTTATCATTATCCAATCCTCATTCTTTTACTTGGGTCGCGCTTTGATGTCCTCGCCCCCCAATATGCAAAAGCTGCCGCTTCTATTGGCAACGAATTATCACCACCAAAGCCGTACCCGCCCCCGATCGGTCTTTTTATAGATGTCACGGCACTCTCTCTCAGGGGTTCCTGTTCGGAGTACCATGTCACTTTCTGTTCGTTTACAGCATCAGTCATTGTGCTGACTGCAGCTATCACGTCATTCATTTTCGGTCTGATCACAGACCCCTTCATTTTCCACGTGCCAGATATTTTATCTATCAGTGCGTCAGGGCCATTCTTGCCGTCTATTACCACGCAGCTTGCCCTGTCGTACCTCTCATTGAGCCAATCGGCGAGCCACTGCGTGCCCAGCGCCGTCGGTTCCCTCTTTATCATCGAAACCCTTGCAGGCCCGTCTTTAGGTATCACGGCTCCGCAAAGGCAGACCTCCGTGGCATCCGGTGAGAACTTGACCCCGTAAGCCGTCTTACCTTCAGGCTTCTTTTCGTCAGATCTGCATTTGTCCCAGGCTTCTTCATTTAGGACAAATTCAGCTTTGTGCTCCACGACCGGCGTCCACCATCCGAGCCTCTCGCGCGCGAAGGTGTCCGGAGCCATCTGCTCAAATTCGGCCTCTATTGTCGTCTCCAACATTCTCCTGCCGAGCGCAGGGTTTGTCTCAGCCCATCTCCGACGGTCGCTTATGTCTCCGATCTCAGGCACAGAGAATTCGAACCATGCAGTCGACTTGGTATCTCCCGCAATGGCCTTGTCACGTATTCCTCTGAAAACTGTTCCGTCTGCTGACGGGTCCGGCGGAGTGCCCGCATATATTGTCTGCGGGTTCATACTTGCAGAGATAGCCGGCAGGAACGATGCCTGTTGCTCTGCCGTCAGTTCCTGAGCCTCATCGAAGATCAGAAGGTCTCCGTGCTGGCCTCGTCCTCCGTTTCTTGTACGTGCGAGGAACTTCACTCTCGCCCCGGAACGCAGTATTATCTGCTCACGGCCGAGTGCGGTCTTGACGTCCTTCAGATATTTCCTCAGTTTCGGAGTATCAAAAAACGAAGCCATCTCTTCGAATGTCTCCGTTGCTGTTTTCTGCAAGTGCGCCGTATACAGGACCTGCTCGTTGTACAGAATCATGCCTGCTTCGGCTCTGCCCTCTATAAGGCCTGTTTTTCCGTTCTGCCTTGCGACGCTGCCGCCGCACGTCTTACATACCCATTTGCCGTTGGGCGTCATTGCCATCCAATCGCAAATGACTATGTTCTGCCACGGGTCGAGAAGCAGTCCGCCGCTCCTCAGGATCCGCTCTGCGTCCATTCCGTCTGTCGCTGAATAGTCCGGCACGATTCTAACGGACGGCTCCTGCCTTCCCAGCAGCTTCCCGCTCTGATATGATCGCTGCGATGTCGTCGTCATTAGAATCAGCTCCCTCTATATCTTCAATCTCCTTCAGCGTCTCTCTGTACTGCCTTGCAAGTGCTGCATATTCACGCGATTCACAGGTCTCCATACGCATCAGGAGCCCTGCCTCGAGCGCTTTTAATTTTGTTAGTCTGGACTCCTCATAGACCATGAAAATCTCCTTGTGTGTAAATCGACCCTAACGGCCGCTCCCCGGGCCAACAGGGGTGTCCGGGTTCCCTCCCCAGGTTTTTTGACCGCGCTTTACCAGTCGCCGTCTTCAACGATAGGAATTTGAGCAAAACAATTATTATTTTTTGCAACCAGATCCAGCCGAAAATTTAATTTATTTCCTTTCGCCTGATTGCAGCAGTAGTGGGCCGCCTGTAAGTTGTTCCAGTCCTGCGCTGCCGCTTCAGGAGAATCATATCCGAACTCTCGCCACCTGCTGACAGGAATGATCTCATCAACAACGAAGCTGAGCGGATGATTTGCATCGCTCGGCTCATCATAATGTATCGGGCCTAAAGCTCCCCGGCATATTCTGCACTCACCACCCTGGGCCTTCAGACGAGCCCGGTGTTTTCTTCGAAGCGTGTGGTTCTTATGTCGGGGGTTGTTTCTGCTAGTCATGATTTCTCCAACACAAAAGGCCACGAATAGTGCGGCCTCTGTGCGTTACCCTATGCGATAAAGGAAAAGAAAGTAATGAAGATCCGTATGTTTACTCTTTCCTACTATCATAATACGCACAAGGTTAGTAAACTTCTATACCCGTTTGTCTAAGATGCTTTGCACTATTACTAATGCTCTTCGGTGTGCTTTGTGTGTGCCGTTCCACGACATATGTACAAGCACGCATACTTCTTCCCACTTATGCAGATTGATGTATCTCTCATACAGTATTTCACCCTCTGCACCTTTGATATCTGCTATGGTTTCGAATACCTCTTGACGCTTTGCTATGGCTTGTAAAGCGACGCTCTGATATTCAAGCGCCTTGTCTGCAAGCCTTATAGCTATGTCCTCTGTGCGCTTTGATATGCCCGTTCCATGTGGCATTCC